TTTGCTGCGGCCGACTATTACACCAATCTGGACAGTACGCCGCCAGAAATCCGGCTGAAAGAGGCAAAGCAGTGGCCCAACACGAGCTTATATCGCCCAAACAAAGTCGAAGTCACAATGGTGGCAGGGTACGGCGCCGCGTCTGCTGTTCCGCAGGCAGCTAAACTGGCCATCGTCGAATATTGTCGGGCGCAGTGGGGCGGCTGTGACCACAACACGGGAACCTATCAGCGGCTTGTGTCCGCACTTCAGTGGACATCTTACCACAAGGTGTGGGCATGAAGTGCAGCAACGGCACGGCAGCACGATACGACCAGCGGATCACAGTGCAGCGACTGGCGGGCACTGCGGATGCCGCTGGGCACATCGACCCGAACACCGCTGCCAACTGGGTGACGTACGCCACGGCATTTGCATCGGTCAAAAGCCGCGGCGGGCGTGAATTCTGGCGCGTGCAACAGGTGCAGTCTGATGTCGATTTTGTGTTTCGTTGCCCGTGGTCGCCTACGCTTGAGGCAGCAACGCCAGATATGCGGTTGAGTGTAGACGGCAAAATCTACGAGATTCTGAGTGTAATCAACGTGGACTTAGCCAACGAGACAATCGAAATCCAGACGCGGAGGCGGACGACATGAACGGACTGCCGCTGTCTGGATTAGGTGAATTCATCGTTGCAAAATGGGACATGCGACAACTGCAGAAAAATATTCGCACGTTGCAGGAGGCGCTGCCGAAAAAGATCGCGCGCAAGGCACTGGCAGAAGTCGGCAAATTTGGCGTGAAGAAGATCAAAGGCCAAGTGCCGGGGCGGTATCGTGGCGTGCGCAAAGCCATCAAATGGCGACAGAAGAAGCTGCGATACAACAAAGGGCAACCGTCTGTAAAGATCGGGGCGGGCGTCGGTAAGGCAAAGGCCACTGGCGAAGCGACGACGCAGAAAAATAATCGGCAGGGACGGCCAGGCGTCGGGTTTGATGCTCGCAATATTCACTGGTGGTTCCTCGGCACAAAACAGCGAACGACAGGCACAAAACGAAAGCGAGTTGGTGGCAAGCGTGGCCGCGGTGGATGGAAAGGCAAAGAAATTCGCGTCGATACAGGCAACCCAAAGAAAAACCGCGGCCGAATGCCCGCACAGGAGCGGCCGATTCTGGTGATTCTTGCATCCGCCAGTGGTGAAATCACAAGCATCGTCCGCCGCTACATTTCACAAGGCATCAAACAGGAGTTGAAATGATTACCGGGCTTGTCGCGAAAATCGTGAGCGACGCAACCATCAGCGCACTGATTGGTTCCCGGTGTTATGTCAACAAAGCACCGCAGGCAGCAAAGCTGCCGTATGTGATCGTCACACAACTGGACAGTGAGGAGTACATCACGCTGGACGCGACCACCAGCAACCTGCGAAACATCACTGTTGACATCGACTGCAAAGGCCGGACCTTTGTTGAGTGCGAGTCGCTGACAAACGCCGTGAAGGCACTGTTGAGGGACTACAGCGGAGCGGCTGGGAGTTACGTGATCGGGGCCAGTTTCTTCAATTCAGAGGCGCACGACTACGAGCCAGCAGCCGACGGCGGAGACGCAGGGATTTTTGTGATTACGCTCGATTTTGATTTTCAATTCAACCCATAACAGGAGCCGCCAAACATGGCAAAACTCAAGGTAAAAGGCACGGTGATTGAGCAGGCCAGCGGGACGACCTACACGGCCATTGCACAGGTGACATCATTTAACATCAGCGGCATCGAGACCGAAACCTACGACAGCCGCACGCTGGATGGGACCGCGGGCGTTGAGTACGACCCGACAGGCTATGTCGAAGGCGGCAGTGTGACCTTCGACGTGCTTTATGATCCGGCTCTTGCAGGTCACCAGAACGTTACCGACCTCGCCGTGGCGGCACATATGACAACGAACGGCTTGCCGAACGACGTGAACTGGAAAGTCAAGTTTGCCAACACGGCAGCCACGGAGTTGACCTTCGTTTCTGCAGGCATCGGCGTTGACATTACAGGCGAAGCCTCTGACGGTCTCCGCGGAAGCTTTACCCTGAAGTGCGACGGCTGCCCTGCCCTTCCAAGCTGAGATTGAGCCATGAAATGCAAAACGACCCGTGATCTGGCAGTCGTGCCAACGTGGCAATCGCCGCTGATTGTCAGTGACGGCAAGCGGCGATATGTTCCGGCTGGCACGATTATTGACCAGCATGAACATCCGGAAACAAACTGTGTGGCACTGGTGCGAAATGGCGAGGCAGTGCCGATGGATGACGAGTGCCGCGAGGCGGCACGAATGACAGCCGCACAGGTGGCCGCCGCGGTGGCGGCCAGAGAGCGGCTGGAGAAGGGCGAACTGGAGGAACCAGATGCGGAAAGTGATTGAGCGAACGGTGTTTTTGGCAGACACGACAATTCCCCGCGAAGATGTCCCGGTGCCGGAATTCGGTGAAGGCGTCGTGGTGCCAGTGTGGGGCATGTCGGCTGGCGAGCGCACACGATTTGAGCAAAGCCTGCTGGACTCCAGCGGCAAGCAATCAAAGGCAAGGCTGGGCGAGATTCGGGCGAGGCTGGTGGTTGCATCCTGCCGCAACGACGATGGCTCGCCAATCTTCACGCTTGAAGACGTTCAGGCCATCGGAGCAAAGCGGGCAGATGTGGTCGAGCGCATCGTAAACACCGCTCAGCGGCTCAGCGGATTCAGTAACGCCGATATGGAGGCCGTTGCAAAAAACTCCGACGCGATCCAGTAAGGCTTACGGCATACCGGCTGGCCGAAATTATGGGCTGGCTGGATGTGGATGCAATGCTGGATCAGATGACTCCGCAGCAGTGGGCAGAGTGGCAGGCGAAGGATGCCGTGGAGCCGATCGGGCACCGCGGGACACATGAGGTTGTTGCAATTCTTGGGGCAATGCTGGCTGGAGCTTGGGGAGCGTCGAATGTGACGCCGGAGACGTTCATGCACTGGCGGCAAAAGCAAAAAGAACAACCAGTGAGCCACGAGGTGGCAGCAATGGCACTGCAGATGATCGGAGCACGTCGAAATGGCTAGTCTCGGAACCCTGAGCGTCGATATTGGCGCCCGCACCAACAAATTCACGCAAGGCTTGGCGGACGCGCAGGCAAAGGCGGCGAGCTTCGCAAGTGGCGTTGGTAAGGTGTTTGCTGGAATCCAGATCAGCAATATGATCGACCGAGCGGCGCAGTCTGTGTTCAGCCTCGGAAAGCAGATTGTTGATTTGGCGGCAAACGCCGAGCTGATGGTGGCAGAATTTGAAACGCTTACGGGCAACATCGGCCTTGGTGCCACGGTGTTCAATGATCTGGAGCGATTCGCGGCCCGCACATCGTTCAATTTGCAGAGTGCGGCCGAGTCAGCATCAATGCTGCTGGGTAAAGGTGTGCAGCAGGCGGAGTTGATTCCGACTATGCAAATGCTTGGCGATCTGGCTCGCGGAAATTCTGAGAGGCTCGGTTTTCTTGCAAAGGCTTACACGGACGTGCAAGCCAAAGGAAAGCTAATGGCTCAGGAGCAAAACCAGTTTGCAGAAAACGGCATCAATCTGTTTGAGTTGCTCACCAAGACGACCGGCAAGAATACTGCAGAGTTGATGGCCATGCGGGAGGCTGGCCAGATCACATTCCAGATGGTGCAGGAGGGCCTGATTGCAGCCACAGCACAGGGCGGAAAATTCTTCGGTTTCATGCAGAAGGCAAACGCAACATTTATCGGCCAGTGGAACAGCCTAATGGAAAATATCCAATCCATCGGGCGAGCGATTGGCGAAATGGTTCTGCCGTATCTGAAAGACATTGTTGGCGAAGCAAACAAGCTGCTTGACGCATTTAATCAGTTGCCAAATAAAGCTGAATTTTTGAGCAAAATCCTGCAGGCATCTATGAATCTGGCCATTGCCTACATTCGGCAAGAGTGGGATAAGATGCTCGTTGGCATGCTGCAGGCAGCAGCCAAAGCCGGAAAGCTTTTCACGGACTTATTGAACCCAATGACGGCCGCAAAAGCCGCGTTAGCGCTTGGGCAAATGGTAGGCGACATCGCAAACAATGAGGCCGCGCAAAACTTGCAATTGGCCCAGAAACAGTTTGCTGACCTAATAGCGCAACTCAGGAATCAGGCGCCGAATGCTCCAGTTGCCGGTTTGCAGCCCGCCGCTGCAGCACCACCAAAAGCTGACGTTGCTGCAGGATTTCGCAAGATGTTCGATGCTATTACGCCAATCGGTGAGACCATTGCCGGAGACGCTCGCAAAATCATTAACGACGCAACACTGCAAGGCTCGCTCGCAATCAACCAGATTGGGCGGCTGTTTGGGTTCGGCACAAATGCGCAGGCCGCAGAAACGCAGGCTGCGCAGCGGACAGAATTCGCAGCGGCGGCCATGCGAGGCAGTGCTGAGGCGTACTCAGTGATTCTGAACGCCATGAAGGGCGAGCAAGATCCGGTAGTAAAAGCAACGAACAATCAGACGAAAGAGCTGAAGGGGCCACTGCTTGATATTTTCAAAGTGCTAACGGATGCTGCGCCGGTTAAGCTGCTCGGCTCATTCGGAGAATAACAGATGGCAGTTGAATACATCGGCGAAGATCCAACAGGACGCTCAGCACAAAACACAAAGGGCGCACGCACGTATGTTCGCAAATTCAAGCTGCGAACTACAACGCAGGCAGACGGCCCGTTTGCGGTCGGCAGCAACGCCAGTTTGCCAATCATTGGCAACGCGCACCCGGAAGACGCAAACGCCTTTTGCGTCAGCCTGCAGGTTGA